CAAAGCAGAGATGCTGGGAGATTACGACAAAGGACATCGCAACACATCAAAGATCCTCAATGACAATATGAGCGACTCTGCTTTTTATCAATTTTTATTCAATTTTTATCAAAATATCGGAGCCAAAACAAAGCCAGGGGGGACATGGTATGTCTTTCATGCCGACAGTGAGGGATCTAATTTCCGCAACGCATTTATTAAATCTGGTCTTGAATTGAAACAATGTCTTATATGGGTAAAAAATAGTTTAGTAATGGGACGCCAGGATTATCAATGGAAGCACGAACCATGCCTATATGGTTGGAAACCAGGAGCGGCACATTATTTCATTAACGACAGAACACAAACTACCGTAATTGATGATAAAATAAATCTGAAAAAACTCAGTAAAGGCGAGATGTATAATCTCCTGAAAGAGATATTCTCCGAGAAAGTGCCGACATCAGTCATATACCACGACAAACCAATACGGAATGACTTGCACCCAACAATGAAACCGATTGGATTAATGGGATACCTGATTAAAAATAGTAGCAAAAGACTAAACATAGTAGCAGATCCATTCTTGGGAAGCGGATCAACAATGGTAGCATGTCATCAGCTCAACAGAAGGTGCTTCGGGATGGAGTTAGATCCGTCGTACTGTGAAGTGATTCTGGACCGAATAAGAAAATTAGATCCAGAAATTATAGTAAAGAAAAATGGGATAGAGATGACCAGAAAAGCTAATCCTGAATTACAATTAAAGTGAAAGAGAAGGAATATATAGAGACTTTTGATTTTAATGAATTGAGCGACGCTTTTGATTTCAGCGAAGCAGATTCTGACATATTTGATGTAGAACAACTTCAGGGGATAGATATACGACTAATTAAGCCACCCAGATCAAAGGACAAGGTCGCTGCATGGGAGAACGCTCAAAAGACAGCCTCTAAAATCGATGTGGAAGTCGGAATGTCATACTTCGGGATAATAGACGGATCATTTATATTCGGAGATCTGATAGAAGCCATCTTTGTAGGGAAAAAACTTCGGGCAAGACGACTGGATATCCAGACGCTTTCATTATCGCAAGAGAATGTTGATAGCCTTGCAACACTTCTGATAAAGGGCTATGTAAAGGAATTAAACTTGCTTATTTCAGATTATTTCTTTGCTCATGAACGTAGGGTGCTAATTCCGTATATCTATGATAAACTTGATATAGCAAACAGGTTTCAGCTTGCCGTTTGTGGGTTACATACAAAGATTATAACAGCTGAATTAATAACTGGATTAAAGTTGGTTGTTCATGGTAGTGCCAACCTTAGAAGTTCGGGCAATATTGAGCAAATAGCAATCCAAGACAGCGACGAAATATATCAGTTTATCACGGAAATGAATGATAATATCATTAATAAATTCAAAACCATTAATAAATCAATAAGGAGGCAAAAACTATGGCGAGTACTCGAAGCACCGGCAAAACGGATAAATTAAGGGGCAAGACTGCTGCAAGCAAAAGAAGAACAGTTACATATGACTTTTCAGATGTCCCGTTTTAATGGATTAGCTATTTACTGAAGTTAACTAAAATGAATGAAAAAGGGCTGTCGACAAAAGGATTAAAAGCAGCGTTCTTGTCAGCAATGGATAAAACCTTCGGCAATATCACGGCATCAGCGAAGGCAGTAGGGATATCTCGAACCATTGTATATAAATGGAGAGATAAGGATCCTAAGTTCAAGGAGAGACTTGAGAGCTCCTGCTATGAGGAATCTCTACTCGACGCAATAGATGGCAAACTAAATAAGTTAGCAGTCGTCGACGAAAACCCTACGGTTTTAATATTTCTGGCAAAAACAAAAGGGAAAAAGCGAGGATATATTGAAAGAACAGAAGTGACCGGAAAGGATGGCAGCCCGATCAGTACCACTATTCAGATCGAAGTCATAAATAACGCATCGCAAGTAAAGAAAGACAATGACTGAGGGTCCTAAGATTCAGGTAGCTGAGAAGATATGGAGCGGCATTAACGAAGGTATTGACGCCGGTAAGACTATCATCAGCGAGCAGGGAAGCTCAAGATCTGCGAAAACATATAACACGGTTATCTGGCTCAACTCCTATCTTCTTCAGAACCCCGGACTTCGGCTTTCGATAGTCCGCAAGACACTCCCGGCATTAAAAGGATCAGTGCTTATTGACTTTAAGGATATCCTTGATAAGATGCAGATATACGACCCGAAGGCGTTTAACAAGACAGAGCTTATTTACCGCTTTGGTAATGGATCATGGGTCGAGTTTTTCTCAACAGATGACGAGCAAAAGATAAGAGGCCGTAAGCGCGATATACTCTTTGCTAATGAAGCTAACGAGATCAGTTACCTGGAATGGCAGCAGCTTATCATGCGAACAACGAAGTTTGCTATCCTCGATTATAACCCCTCCTTCTCCGAGGACCACTGGATAGAGCAGGTTAACAAAGATCCGGACACTCACCACTTCATAAGCACGTATAAAGATAATCCCTTCCTTGAGCAGAAGATTATCGAAGATATTGAAAAACTAAAAGATCGCAATAAGTCATTATGGACCGTTTATGGCCTCGGCCTCCGGGCAGTCATTGAAGGGAGGATATTCGACAACTATGAGATAGTTGATACTATCCCTCCATATGTAAAAAAACGGTTTGTTGGTATGGACTTTGGTTACACGAATGACCCCACAGCCATTATCGAAGTTGGTATTCATGAATCGGACCTATATCTCGATGAGATATGTTACCGCACCCGGATGCTGACCAATGAGATAATAGGCGTTTTGAAACATAACTGTTCAAACACTAAGATAATATCCGAGAGCGCTGACCCCAGACTTATTGATGAGATATATAACGCCGGCATCAATATCCATGCTGTTGAAAAATACCAGGGTTCAGTGATGGCAGGGATAACAAAGATGCAGGAGTATAAAATCAAGATAACAAAGCGGTCCGCTAACATAAAGAAGGAGTTCGATAACTACGTATATGACCAGGATAAAGAAGGCAAGTATATTAACCAGCCTGTTGATGTATGGAACCATAGTATTGACGCCTCACGTTACGTCATCCTTGAAGAAGTTATTGGCAAAAACCGCCGTAAAATGAATATACAGCAATTAAGTGAATTATTACCATAATACTTATAACAATGAACATTACAGACAGTTTCAACATCATAACAGGCTCCGACTTCAAGAAGATAGAAGAGCTATTTACAAGCAACAGGCCTTCTTTTGAAGTGGCTCAGGAGGATGCTATTAACCAGTTCAAAGTAGCCAGTCATGACATCTTCGATGAGACAGTCCGTAAAAAAAAGAAAGTAATAAAGGGAAGCGGAGAGACTGATGCTTCAGGCAAAGAGACGACGACGACAGAATATGTTGACCCGGCCCGTATAGGGCTGTCCTTCCAGCAGCTCATCGTTGACCGCCGTGTGGGCTTCATGCTTAACATACCCGTCGCTATTGACCCGATATATGAGACTGAGAGCGATAAGGAGAAAGCTCTCGTCCGTCTTATTGATCGTATTCTCAATGACAATAAGATGGATTATAAGAACAAAGAGATAGCCCGGCGATGGATGAGCGAGATGGAGTGTGCTGAAGTATGGTATTTTGCAGAGACAGGCAAGGCAAAGCCGCGCTTCACAGTCAAATGCAATATATGGTCCCCGGACCTGGGAGATACCCTGTACCCTCTCTTCGACGCTACAGGCGACATGATAGCCTTTGCCCGTAAATACAAGCTAAAAGAAGGAGATAAGGATATCGAGCATTTTGATATCTATACGGCTGAGCTTATTTATAAGTGGGTGATGAGAGATAATGAATGGAATCTCGACGATAAGGCTCAGTCAGTAACAATAAACGGCACTACTAATGTCAACCCGGTGCCTAACGCCATGAAGAAAATACCCATTATCTATTACAGTCAGATTAAGCCGGAATGGGCTGACCAAGCTTCTGCTATCTCAAGACTTGAAGATCTGATAAGCAACCACGCCGATATGAATGATTACTTCGGTAGTCCTATATTATCGGTCATGGGCGAGATATTGGGATTTGCAGCTAAAGGCGAACAGGGCAAGATATTACAGCTCGCAGAGAACGCAAAAGCTAACTATCTGGCTCTTAACTCACCACCGGAGAGCTATAAGATGGAGATGGAGAACCTGAAAAATACTATCTATTCGCTCTCACAGACACCCGACATATCTTTTGAGTCGATGCGGGGCATGGGTACTATTGCTCAGTTCACTATGAAAGCTTTCTTTATGGATGCACATATGGCCGTCGCAAAGAAAGAAGAAAAGTTCGGGATAGGGCTGCAGAGGCGATTTAACCTTCTCAAAGCAGCGATAGCCAATCTCATTGACACCTCATTATCAAAAGAAGCTGAGACAGTGCAGTTAAAACCAGTCATAACGCCTTATCTGCCACAAAACAACACAGAGACAATAGATAACCTGACAGTAGCTAAGACGGGAGGTATAATGTCAACTGAGACAGCCGTAGAGCAGAACCCGCTCATTGAAGATAAAGAGGCAGAGATGGATAGGCTGAAGAACGACAAGACAAGCGAAGTCGCCGGACTTGAATAAACATTTTCAAAACTAAATATATGAATGACATAGCAAAACAACGAATCTGCGATAGACTTATAAAAGCTTTAGCTGATGAGGATATCACTACTGCCGATGCTGGCAGGGCTTTAGGTATTAATCACGACCATTACGTCTCGATGATAAAAAACCCGAAGCTATGGAACAAGGCTCCTAAGTCCGCATGGGAGTCAGCTCTTCATTGGGCTAACTCAGGCCAGACGATAAGAGGCTACAGCGCGGCACACAGCAGGGTGCTGCCGAAGAAAGACGAGGCAATGCCGAAAGACAAAGAACAGGACACCTTCGCCCCAGATCTTGAGATATCGGACCTGAGTAAGCCTGTTCGCATTCAAAGGATAATCAACGAGCCTGCCGCGACTCAGAAGATAGGTATTGACATTGAGATAAACCTCATCATCAACGGGAAAAAGATATCTTTATGAAGATACTCATTATAGCTCCCGACAAGTCGGATCCGACAGCCTTTTATCGTGCAAGCGGTATCGTTCACGACCTTGAGCGGCAGACCGGCTACCAGATGACGGTGATAGGATGGAGCGACATATCTATCACATGGCAACTATTGGCGGGTTTCGACCTTCTGTTCCTTCAGAGGCCTTTCAATGAAGCGGCAGTTGGACTATGTGATTATGCTAAAGACATGGGACGACCTGTATGGGTTGACTATGATGATAACCTCTTTGTGCTTAACCCCGAAAACAAAGCATTCAACACATATAACAGCCCTGCTGTTCAGGAGAACGTAAAGAAATGCCTTGAGAAAGCTGACGTGGTGACGGTGCCGAATGAATACCTGAAACAGTGCTATCTGCAGTATAACAAGAATATTAAAGTCATCCCCAACGCTTTTAATGATGATATCTTTAAGTACAAGGTACCGAAGAAACGCGAGAAGTCAGTATTATGGAGAGGCCCTGAGTCACATATATACGACCTGATGACTTATGGCAGAGAGATAAACACTCTCACTGAAGATTTCCCGGACCATGAGTTCTATTTCATGGGCTATTACCCCTGGTTCTTACTCAAGACAAATAATAAAAGCTACCTGCCCGGACATGATATTATAATGTACTTCAAAAGACTGTACGACATAGCGCCAAAAGTTGTTCATATACCACTACATGACAACACATTCAACAGGTGCCGCTCTAATATCGGATATATTGAGGGCACCTACTCAGGCGCTGTATGTGTCGTACCCGGATGGTGGAACGCTCCCGGTGCTTTGCAGTATGACACACCGAAAGATTATTATGATGCTATAAAGAGTATTCTTAAAGGCGAGGTGGACGCCTCGGCTCTCAATAAGAACGCATGGGAGTATATACTCGAAGTGCTGCCGCTTAGCAAGGTGAACAAAAAAAGAGTCGAACTAATTGAATCATTGATATGAAGTTTAGCGTGATAATGCCTTCCATGCTGGAAGATTACCCCGGAGCAGCTACTCAGAGAGAAAAGAAACTCATCAGGGCTGTCAGCTCTGTGCTGGCTCAGTCCTTTAAAGACTTTGAGCTGATAATAATATCCGACGGCTGCAATCTTACCTCATACATAATACCGAGAATATTCCCTGACGAGAAACGCATTAAACTGCTTCGCGTTGAACGTGAAGGGTTATGGAGCAATGAAGCCCGTAACGCAGGTATCAAAGAAGCACAGGGTGATTATATCATTTATTGCGATAGCGATGATAATTGGGGCAACAACCACCTGAAAGCTTTTGCCGATAACCTTAATGGAGAGGATTGGGCCTATGCTGATGATGCTATCTTCAGAGACGGCAAATGGCACCCCAGACTGACCGACGTCAACCAATACGGACGTTGCGGCACCTCAAATATATGTCATGCCAGACGGCTTAGCCTCTTATGGGATAAGACAGGCTATGGCCATGACTACCATTTCATTCAGCAGCTCATCAAGAACGGCAAGAAATACAAGAAAGTACAGGGCGGTGAATATTTTGTCTGTCACGTTGGAGGGATGTACCAGGTATGAAAACCTTAATAATCAATTATAACCGTATCACACTCCCCGTAAATCTTGCCTTGTGGTGTAAGAATCACGGTCTTGAGCCGATAATTATTGACAATAACTCCGACTACCCGCCATTATTGGAATACTACCATGACCGATGTCCTTTTCATGTAGTACGAATGGATAAGAACTTTGGCCATATGGTTGTATGGAACCAGGGTTTATTAAAACGTCTCGGCATAAACGGCGAATATATTGTTACAGACCCGGACCTGGACTTATCAAATATACCCGACGATTTCCTCTCTGTCTTGAAAGAAGGGCTCAGGCGTTACCCGCAATATGATAAATGCGGGTTTTCGCTTGAGTTGAAAGGCGCTACGGCTCAATGTACTATTGATTGGGAGAACCAGTTCTGGCAGAAGCCTCTTGATGATAAGTATTTCAATGCAGCTATAGATACCACCTTCGCGCTATATAAGATACCGGAGTTCTCCTTTAACGCGCTCCGCACAAACAGGCCTTATACAGCTGTTCATGTGCCCTGGACCTATACCCATGTAAAAGACTTACCGGAGGACGAGCAGTATTACTATAAGACACAGAACGAGAACACCGCTTCGCATACGCACGTAATAAAAGACTGAGATGATTGAACTGCTTAACATAGACTGCATGGAATATATGTCAACAGTACCGGATAAATACTTCGATTTGGCTATTGTTGACCCACCTTATGGAATAGATGTCGCTCGGATGGCATATACACAAGAGGAGAATAGACCGTGTAAACAAAAGAATGGGTCTATATTAAGAATAAAAAAGCTAAAATATAAACACGGTGATTGGGATAAAACGCCTCCGACACAAGAATATTTTGATGAATTATTCCGTATTAGTCAACACCAAATTATTTGGGGGGTAGAATATTTTAATTTAACAGGGATTGGATTGGGAAGAATTAAATGGGATAAACTTGTCCCTAACGGGATGAGCTTTAATCGTTATGAATATGCCTACTGCAGTCTTATAGATAACGAAATTTTATTCCAATATTTATGGGCAGGCATGTGTCAGGCAGAATCGCTTAAAAATCCGACCACACAACAAGGCAATAAAAAATTAAATGAGAAGAGGATTCACCCAACGCATAAGCCGATAAATCTTTACAAATGGCTCTTAAAGAACTATGCTAAACCTGAATTTAAGATTATCGACACTCATTTAGGTTCTGGCAGTTCAGCAATAGCAGCTCACGACTTCGGGTGTGACTTTGTAGGGACGGAAATTGACAAGGACTATTACGATAGTGCAAGGAAACGGTTTGAGACTTATAAACTTCAAACAAAAATGCAATTTACATGAAGTTCGCAATTGTAATGACTTATTTTAACCGGCAAAATCAGCTCATGAAAACGCTGGAGTCATTTCTTCAATACGACCCTGATGACTTCTTTGTCGTCATCGTCGATGATGGCAGCGATAAAGATATCGAAGTGCCAGAGAAGATGCCTTATTCCCTTACCATCATTAAAATGCGTAACAAGACCTGGACTAACCCGGAGCCTGCCTATAACGTCGGTATTAACTATGCCTTAAAAAAAGGAGCTGATATACTCATCCTTCAGAATGCAGAGTGCTATCACATAACCGATATACTAACGGCGGCAAAGACGGTGACAGACAACACATATATCACTTTCGGGTGTTATTCGCAGGGCAAAGATGAGGTGATAGGCTCAGTCATCAACAATAGGATTGTCAAGTACGACGGTGATAGCGGCTGGTATAATCATCCCGTCCACCGGCCCGTCGCTTATGACTTCTGTGCAGCGATAACAGCCACTAACATAAGGAAGCTCAACGGTTACGATGAGAGGCTGAGCTTCGGCTGGGCATATGGAGATAACTACCTTCTCGCGAGAATACAGATGCTCGGCCTTGAGGTATTCATAACCGAAGACCCCTATGTCATCCATCAGTGGCATCAGTGCAGTAAGTCAAACGATACTGTTGATGAGCTGGTAATGAAGAACTATAGACTTTATCATGATCTCTTGAGAGAACAGAACAGCAGGGCCGTCCATATAATAACTGAGGATATCAAATGAAAGAAGAGCATTTAAAGACAGCATATCTTATCAGGGCTTTTGAGAACGAGATACAGAAGCAGTTCACGGCAGGGATAATAAAAGGCACCGTTCATCTCTCCATAGGTCAGGAGCTCGCTGATGTCGAAGAGATAAAGTCATACGATAACCCCCTGGTCTTTGGCAACCACCGCTCGCATGGCCAGTACATAGCCGCAACGGACGATATAAAAGGATGTTACAAACAGATATTACAAAACAGAACGCAACATCTTTATTATCCTGATAAGTTTTTAAGTACAGGCATTCAGGGAGGTTTATGCCCGGTAGCCACAGGTAACGCTCTTGCTTTTAAGTTAAAGGGTATCAACAGTCGGGTGATTTGTTTTATCGGCGACGGCACACTCGGACAGGGTGTATTCTGGGAGTCGCTTAACTTCTCAGCTATAAAAAAACTGCCGATTACATTCGTCATTATTGATAATGGCTATAGCATGAGCCATACAGAGACAGCGATAAACGTAGATAAGATTAAAGAGCTGTATAGATTAACAGAGGAAGGCTGCCAGGTTATCCATCATCGGGTGACTCGCTTATGTGGTCATTCATGTAATGATACTCAGGCATACAGGCCTAAAGATGAACAGAGAATTGATTTATTAACAGATAACGACTATGAGAAGGAAGCTGAACAGACTATTTCGGCTCTTATTGGAAGATAAGAGATACCTCTTGCTCGGCCAGTCCATACGCGACCCGTACGGAGGCGCAGCAAAAGTCACTCGCGGGCTCAGCAACGGCTTTGACAGCCAGGTTATTGACTGCCCAATATCTGAAGCGGCAATGATAGGTATAAGTACCGGACTCTCCATGCAGGGATTCATACCCATAACAGAGATAATGTTCTCAGACTTTCTCACTCTCTGTACTGACCAGCTCTTCAATATAGCAACAAAACTAAGGGAGTTGCATGGTATAGACATACGAATGACTATCCGCACAATGGAAGGCATAAAAGAATACGGACCAACACACTCACAAAATATGAATTGGCTTCAGGTGCCCGGCGTTAAGTATTATCATAACGACCTTGAGGCTTATACGTCATGGGGCATTAATGTAGTAACAGAAAACAGAGATCAATATGATAGCAATAATCGGTAACGGCAAAGGAGGCGAACTAATCGCCAGGTATCTCGACGAGATGTATATGCAATACTCTAACGAGATGTATCGGTATGAGTTTTTTGATGACTTCAACAGTAAACCGCTTGCGGATATACCGGAGAGCTATCGTCTTGTGATATCGTCAAGCAATATGCCCTTCAGACGAAGAATATTCAGCATGTTCCCTAAAGGGAGATTTATCAATATCATGCGGTCCAACACATCAATGCTCGAATGCGGAACCTCAAATATAGTATTCCCAAAGGTCCACTTTGACTATTTCGCCAGCATAGGCGATAATAACGTCATCTCATCAGGGACAATAATAAACCACCACTGCAAAATAGGATCCGGCAACCTCTTCGGCACCGGATGTCTGCTTAACGGGTCGGTTACAATAGGCAATAACAACTCCATAGGGTCAGGGGTTATCATTGAGCCGAAAGTAAAGATAGGCGATAACGTGCTTATCTCTTCAGGCAGTGTTATTGTTGGCGATATACCATCCGGAACGCGGATAATAGCAGGGCGCGAAATGAAATGTAATTCAGTTTATCAAGGCAATAGATTAATTAAACAATTTTAAAAGTTATGAGAATATTAGTGACAGGAGCTAAAGGCTTTATAGGGATTCATTTAACAGATTATCTTAGCCGGTGCGGTTATGATATTATCGGCATTGACTATCATGACGGTGACCTGCGCGAAGATGGGATAGCTGATAAGATTATTGGTAAATACAGGCCGGATATGGTTATTCATCTGGCAGCACAGGTAGGTATATATTTCAACGAGCAGGATTGTGTTCACGCTATCAACGCCAATGCTATAATGACTGTTCGTATCGCACAGGCATGCACTAAGTATGGTGTCCGGCTATGTCATACCTCAACGTCAGAAGTTTATGGAGAGCATGGAGATGGCATTCTGGAAGAAGATGCGCCACTGATAGGCAAACCGACAGGTATATATGCTATAAGCAAGCGATGGAGTGAAGATGCAGCCAGGGAATATGCCCCTGACGGTCTTATTATTATTCGCCCTTGTATGCCTTATGGTCCGGGGGCGCCTCCAGGAATGGGACGCAGGGCAATGGATAATATGTTATGGCAGGCACACCACCGTAAGCCAATAATTGTTCACCGGGGGGGCGTGAGGTCCTGGTGCTGGGCTGGCGATATGGTTAATGGATGGGAATTGATAATACGGTCAGGGCAGACAGGCGCTTTTAATGTGGGCCGTGACGACGACGAGAGAACAATGCTATGGATGGCAGAAGAGTCATGCCGTATAGCTGGCGCACCAATGTCATTAATAAAAGAGATTGAGCCACCGGCAAAAAAGACAATGATAAAAAGGCTCTCAACACAGAGGCTGCAAAAACTTGGATGGACACCAACAATGCCTCTTGAGAGAGGTATGCAGAAAGTGTATGAATGGGTAAAACAATTTCCGTGGACCGAATAGGCAATGGCTGACATATCGCTTGAATATCGCAAAAGACTACTTAAAAGGCATCTTGAGTTTGAGCGCAAGTACAAAGGTATCTTTGAGGCTATAGCAAAACAGTTCGCTGAGCTATCCAATGACCCTAACGCTAAGTTCTCAAAGGCTTTTCGCTTTCCACCGCAGCTGACAAAGCGAATGACGGGCCTTATGAGCGACTTTCATGATGACATGCTTGAGTTGACAGAGCAGGAGATAACAGAGGCATGGGGCCTGAGTAATAGAAAGAACGACAAGATAGTAACCGACTATCTCAAGACAATAACCACTATCAAAACGGCTCAGAGAGCTGCTTATTTCCTGCCTAACATATCAGCCCTTGAAGCTTTTATCTCAGGCAAACACGGTCCTATGACTCTCTCGGAGAGCGTATGGAAGATAGCTTCTTTGTTCAGAGCGGAACTTGAGGTACACCTGGGTATCGGCATAGCTAATGGCGACAGCGCTCAGGTGATAAGCCGGAGAATACGTCAATACCTCAATAATCCCGACACTCTTTTCAGAAGAGTGAGAGACAAGCAAGGCCGACTGGTGCCGTCTGCCAGAATGCTTGACTACCATCCGGGACAGGGCACCTATAGGAGCGCCTATAAGAACGCAATGCGACTGGCAAGAACCAATACTAACAGAGCTTATCTATTGTCGGATAACCTTCGCTGGCAACAGCTCGACATGGTTAAGGGCGTTAAGATAAGCCTCTCAGCTCAGCACCCTGATTATAACTTCCCGGAGATATGCGAGGTATGCGAAGGCATTTACCCGAAAGACTTTATCTGGCAAGGCTGGCATCCTCATTGTCTCTGCCATGCTACCCCGGTACTATCGAGCGAAGAGGATTTTTTAAAGTATCTTGATACGGGTGTGCGTGAGCGTAATAGAATGGTAACTCAATATCCACAGGGCTTCAAAGACTTCGTTAAGTCTCATTACGAGCGTTATTTAGGTTATAAAAGCGTACCGTATTGGATGGATGATAACCTGAATATTATCAATGATATTGTAAAAAAACAGTAAAACGCTTGTAATATTGCAATAAAACAGTATATTTGTTGTACCATGAAAAGGTTACTCATTAAACTCTTGATTCTGGCCCTTCTCGCCCTGGTTTACTTCTCTGCATGTAAGAAGCCGGAGGACTGCTGGA